TACTATGCAAACTAATGGACATACTGCACCAGCAGCAAAAACATTTTCAGCACAAATGCCAAATACTAATTGGTCTGAGAAATACAGATTAACTATGTCAAATTTATTATCAAGTATTCTTCCTAACAGAAGTGTACAAGAATATGACGATGTTTATAAAGCTTGTGATAAAGTTGTTAGAGATATTCTCTCTACACAAGAAGATGGTTCTGAGAAAGCACCATTTTAATTAACAACATACGCACCCTTGTATTTCAAGTGGTCTCCCTTTGTTAGTTAGTACAGGGGTGTGTAAACAAATAAAATTATGATTAATGAAAAAAGATTAGAAGAAGCTTTAAAGTTCTTAGCAGACACAGATGAAGAAGATGCTAAGTTAAGTGCAGGTTTAGAATATTTAAAAGATAAACAAAAACGAGATAAGGCAATACATATTGTTAGCAATAATAATGACAAATCGTTTTCTATAAAAGAACAAGCTTATTATGCTTCAGATGTATATGGAGAATACATATTACAGAAACAAGCTTTAGCAGAAAAAGTTGGTATTACTCAAAACAAAAGAGCTAAAGAATGTTTAGTCATTGATGTTTGGAGAACACTAGAAGCATCAAGACGTAAAAATAATTTATGAGATATACTTTTAAAGTATATGGATATTGTTACGTTGAAGGTTCTGCGATTGTAGATGCTGATAATGATTTAGAAGCATACAATAAGTTTAAGTCATTATCGCCTACAGAAATTAATTTAAAACTTAATTCTTTAAACAAAGATAGAATAACTTATGAAGTTATTAAAGATGTTAAGCCAGTATAATGTACATTCATCATTACCTGAACAAAGATTATTTAGAGCAATAATAACACAGGCATTAGAAGATGCTGATTATAAAGGAACTATAATGATTGATATGCGTAATAAAGAAACTGCAATCAATTGGTTCTTAGATCTTGGTAAAGATTTTAGAACTACTTGTGATTATGCAGGGTTTGATCCTTTATGTATTAGAGATGCTTTTGTTAAAGCACGTGAAAAAGGATTAATGAATTATACTGAAAGACAAAGTGAGTTGTTATTTATTAACAAAGATCGTAAACGTCAATTTAAAATTAACTTAGAGGAAATATGATTTGTAAAGAATGTATTAAGAAAAGTCTTATAATTAAGAAACTACAAATAAAAATGTTTTATCAAAACTTTTTACAAAGATTAAGAAATCTTGGTATATAAAACAGTACCATTAGATTTAGTAGCTTGTAAATATTCTTTTCTATTATTATCAAAAGAATAACTACAATGTACCCACCCACTATTGGGTTCTTCTGGTTTCCAAAATTCTAATATACATTGATCAAAGTCAAGAGTATTAACTATCCAATCAGATACTACTTTATTTGGCACACCAGCAATTTTAAAGTCTGCTGCTTGTCCAAAGGTATGTTGCGATGTAGGTTTACTACCTATTAATATACATAGTTCTGGAGATCTATAACCAGAAGTAATACTAACTGGCTTATCAAAGTGTGATCTAACAGGTTGTAAAATATACTGACATAATAATACAAGATTAGTTATGTGATCAGCAGTTGGAATATTATTTATATTATTACGATCTGCAATTTCAGATTTAGTTAATTCTTGTAAAGTAAAGTCTTTACTTAATTTCATAATGTATGTAAATTTTTATCTTGAATACAAAACAAATCTACTATTTTTTTAAGTTCAAGTTTATTATATTCAAACATCTTTGTTAAATTTAATCTTAATATAGAGTCGTATGAATTTAAGTATTCTTCACAAGATTGTTTAGTATTAAAATTAATAGTATGCAAAAGAATATCTTCTTGTTCATATCCATCCGATATGAATATAATTAAAGCAGCAATATAAAACATTATTTTTTAAGTTTACTTTTAATAATGCGTTTAGCTCTTTTATCAGATTCTAAAGTCCAAAGTAATTTAGTAAGTACATTGTGTATTTTTTTTAAAATTTCTAGCATAGTCATATTATTCATTAATATCTTTTGATATTGGTCTAGAAGCAATAGTTCTAGCAACAGACTCGGCACTTCTTCCTACAACATAACCACCAAGTCCAACATTTAAAAGAGTCCAAACATCGCCTGGCAATTCAAATCCAACTACAATACCAGTTAACATTTTAACAATTGGTGCAAAGATATAATTAAAGACTAATACAAATATAAGAACATACATAAGTAATGGTCTCCAACTAGATGCAAACCAACCTGCTTTAGCTTCTGCTTCTATAATTCTAGCTGCAGCTTTAAGCTCATCAGTATTAGATTGTATTAATTGAGTTTGTAAATCAGCTTTTAACTTAGCTTGTAAATCTTTATCAGGTACAGCTTTTTCAATTGTATTAAAAAGTATTTTAGCTAATGGTGCAATAGCACTTAACATAGGTAACATTTAACACTTCCATCTACGTCTAGCTTGACGTAATCTTGAGTTAGGATCTTTAGCAGCTTTGGGCCACATCTTTAATTGACCAGCAGATCTAGCACAAAAAGATTTTCTTCTTGCAGCTCTACGACCAGTAGGGTTACTTTCAGTAACAGCAGTATTTAATTTAGATCCTGGATTTAATCTTCTATATGCTTGTACTCCAGCTTTAGTCATACCAGCACCAGACTTAGTTGACCTAAAATATTTTCTATTTTTAGGTGGCATTTTAGTTTCACGTCTCATCTATATCTCGCAGTTTTTTTAGCAATACTTTTAGGTTGTTTAGAAAATTGTTTGCCTTTACGTTTAGCTAATCTTTTAGCTTTAGTAGTGGCAGCATATTCAGCAGGAGTTAATGCTTTAATAGCATTAGTAGGTAAATATCGTTCACCAGTTACTGATGATTTTTTACCAGACTTAGTTCTCCACTTTTGTTTACCCCAGTCAACTAAACTTTGTTGTCGCTTTGCGTACATTATTTATAACCACCGCCTCTAGCTTTATAAGTTTTAGCTAGTAATTGAGCTTTACGTGCAGACCATTGACCAGCTTTAGTACCCATAACAGCTCTAGATTTAATTGATTGAAATAATTTTTTTCTTAAAGATGGTTTTGTATAAACACCAGCTTTATTTACTGTGCTTTTTTTTTTCATAGTTTGTTTCAAGTATAAAGTCTATATATTGTTTAGCTTTAGCAAGATCTAATTCCTTGCCCTTGAAAGAATGGCGGCAAATGTATTTAATAACATTACCTTCAGCATAAGGGATATTATTTTCCATTATAAATTTAGCTGGGCTAATTTTAAAACGTTTATAGTGTGATCCACCTATTTGTTTAAAGAATGTTTTGTTACTCATATAATGATTTTACCAATCCATCTTCCAGATTTATTTAATACCATAGGTATTAGTTTTGGTAAACCATTGATAATTACAGCACAACCAATAATTGGTCTCATGCGTTGAGTTTTATTATAACGAAATGCTAAAGAGTCTTTGTCAATTAAACATCCTACTTGTAAACCATAATATAATCCTAACGAATTACCATAGTATTTAATTGAATAAGACGAATGATAATGTCCTTGTACGCAAGACATACCCATAGATTGAGCAAGTTTTAATACGTCTGCCATTTTGCCATGACAAAAATATACAGGACCATTATTAGTATGCACGACTAAATCATCGTGCCATTTCCATTTATCACTAACCTTTAAAAATTCATTATACTTTCGTAAGTAAGCTTTAGGTATTCCATACTTAAGGCTACGTCTGTAAACAAGACTACCATGATTAGAGTCTAACAAATCCATTACAGGAAATATTTTTTCTATTTGCTGTATGATTGGAATTGATATTCTTAATTCATCTCCAGCACTTGGAAGATCTGGATCACTATCATGAAATGATAATGCGTGTTTATCTAATTCATCACCAATGTGTATTACACGATCTGGTTTATATTCTTTTTTAATTGCTGTTAGATAAGGTATTAAATCTTTGTGATGATAGGGTATATGAGTATCACTAATTACTAAAATTGATTTGTTCATAATTAGTTCTTATACCTAAATTTAATCAACAAGTATAGATTGAATTAATCTATAAGTTTAAATAAATTAACTAATAAGATTCCTATAAATGCACCTGCTGCAGTTAAAAGAATCCAATAAGTCTTATCTACTTTATCTTCAATTCTGTCTGTTTTAAAATTTAAACTATTAATATCTGCTTCTATATGTTGTAAATGATTATCTTTAATAAGAGCTATATCTAATGCTAAAGTATCAATACGTGTATTAATTTTTAAAAGTTTTGTTTCAATATTGTTATCCATTAAAATAATGTTTCGTAAGGATTTCTTACTAAACCTTGTAGTTTATATTCACTTGTTCTAGGAGCTTTATATTTAGGATGTCCAGTTTGTCCTAAGAACCAATTAAGAGCTACGTCTGCGGCAAGATCTGCTGATATGCCGTCTTTAAGTAAACCTTTCTCAACTGTTTCTGTTGCTTGTTGTACCCATATAGGTAAAAACTTTTTACCTACTTGTCCACCATATTTAAGAGCTTTGGTGATATTATTATCATCATACTCAGTAATACGTGGAGACCATTTGCTAGTTAAGTATTGTTTGTTAGTCAATACTTCTACAACAGATTTAGGTAATGATCCCAATTTTTTAACACCAGTACCATAAGGATTAGTTACCCAATCAAATGGTTCCATAAATTGTTTAGAGAATGTAAGAACTTCTCCATTACCTAAGTCTATTCTAGTTGGATCTTTATTTTCTAATATAGAATGTCCTGAGAATATATAGTTTAATGCACTACCAATAGTAGCATAGATTAATGCTGTTCGTGCAAAGTATAACTGATATAATCTTCTAGCATCAGGATTGCTTTCAAATAAAGGCAAAGCTTTAAATGCTATTCTAAGATTAGATATTGTCCAGTCAGGAGCAAATAATAACAACTGCATATAACCTTTAGATCCAGGTTGAAATACAGTTTGTGCTAATTTTTTATAAAGTGGATTTTGTATTCTTTGTGTTATTTGTACCCAGTTTAATCCACCAAAAGCATCATTAGTTACTTGTGATGCAATACGAGCATTAGCATATATATTAAATGTTTGATCACCAGGCTTTGCTAATCTTTCAAAGTTTTTTAAAAATGAAAATAGTTTAGCAGAAGTATATACTCTATCCCATGTAACACGATCAAACCATTCAAATACTTTTTTAGCTTTACCAATTGTTTTAGTACCAAATTGATAACCTAATAAATTATTAAGACCAGATGTAGTTCTGTTAACTACAGAATAAAATCTGTCATGAGCTTGGTCAATTGTACCACGTTCAATTACTAAACCTGCTGATCTAGCAAATTCAAATACATCATTAAATCCATAAGACTGTATTAAGTCTTTAGTAACTTTAGATAAAGGAAAGTCTTTAAAATCTAATGTAGGATTATTAATAGCTTTAACAATATCAGGTGCAGATCTAGGATTTAATATAGCTCCAATAGTTTTAAAACTTAATCCAGTAAAGAAAGCATTTTCAATTAAT